CCGGTAATTATATCGGAAAGACTTACTGATATCACAGAAATTAAGGCGGGACAGGTTGCCACAGTTTTAGGGCAGATAAGGAGCTTCAACCGGCATGTTGATGATGTGAAGAGCAAGCTGATTTTATCTGTATTCGCAAGAGAGCTTGAAATACTAACACAGGACGCAACCGAACTACCATTTGAGGAAAATATTAATACAGTTATGCTTGACGCGCATATCTGCAAACCACCTATATACAGATGTACTCCAAAGGGCAGAGAGATTGCGGATATCTTAGTAGCAGTAAACAGACCATATGGCAAATCAGATTACATACCATGTATAGCATGGGGAAGAAATGCGAGATTTGCAGGTGGGCTTGAAGTTGGAGAACACATTCAGATCCAGGGAAGATTCCAGAGCCGTGAGTACACTAAGAAGATAAGTGACAATGAAGTTGAAACAAGAACCGCTTATGAAGTATCGGTAAGCAAGATTAATTACGCAGAGGAGGGCGAAGCTAATGCATAGTGAGATTACAGTTAGGGAGTTGGCAAGTATGGCTATTGATGAAGATGTAACATGCCAGATATGGACACCACAGCAGGGAACAGTATTTAACGGTTCATTTGAGGAAGCTAAGTATTGCCCATATGCAGATAGGGAAGTTGATAATTTCCAAGTTGAAGATGATGTATTCATTATGAATATATAAATAAGGAAAGGATATTGTTTATGAGAGCAACTTTAAAAAGAGTAGTATTAGAAAACTTTATGTGCTATGCACACGCAGAATTTGATTTCTATGCCATTACAAAAATTATGGCTAAGAATGGCAAGGGCAAGTCAACTATTGCCACAGCTTACTTATGGTGCTTGTTCAACTGTGATTATGAGTTAAAGGATAATCCGGTTGTCAGAAGAGAGATTAACGAAGTATCAGTTGATGATATGGACACAAGTGTTGAACTTACACTTGATGTTGACGGAAAAGAAATCACTATGAAGAAAGTACAGAAACGTACTTATGGGGAAACTGCAAAGGACGGCGTTGTTGTGACAACTGTAAGTGATACTAACTCATATTACATCAATAGCGTGCCAAAGACATTAAAGGCATTCAATGAATATCTTGATGTTAATATGAATATTTTCAAAATGTGTAGCAATATCAATGTATTTCTTACGCAGAAGCCAAAGGAAATGAGAGAATATCTTTTCAGTTTAGTAAAGAAAACAACCGACCTTGATATGGCAAAGTCTAAAAGCGAACTTGCCGAATTAGTACCACTTCTTGAAAAATACACATACGAAGAAATACGTGCTATGAAAAATAAAATTAAAAAAGATGTTGATGACAATGCCGAAAAGCTGAAAGGGCAGATTGAAGAGAAAGAGCGTGATATACAGATTAAACAGGGCATTGATTTATCCGACCTTGAATTACAGAAAAACAGTCTTAAAGTACAGATTGCTGATTGTGTGGCAAAGCAGACAGACAATGACAAGCTGATGGCTGAATATGACAAGGCTAGTTCGGATATTCTTAATCTTAAATTTGAGCTTAGTGATATGTCACGCAAAGCTAATGAAGAAAATATCAAGGCTAGGAGAAAACTTGAATCACAGATTAGTAACCTTAATTATGTGATTGAGGATAGCAAGAAGTCAATCAGCAACGCAGAAGATGTTGTTAGTTTTGATAAGGACAAGATAGCTGAATATCAGAAAACACTTGATGATAGCAGAACCGAATGGAAAGCTGAAAAAGAGCGTGTATTTGACGAGAATAATCTTATTTGCCCTTATTGTAAACAGGAATACCCAGAGGAAAAGAAAGAGAAACTAAAGGCAGATTTTAAGGCACATAAAGAAACTGAACTTAGCAGAATTACCGATAAGGGCAACACAGCTAAGAAAATGCTTGATGAAATCAAAGGATTGTTAGTTGGAGCTGAACAGGAATTGGCTGACAGAAAGCAGAAGTTAGAGAAGCATTTAGTTGATTTAGTAGACCTTCAAAAGCAGTTATCAGAACTTCCGCAGGAAATTGATGTATCAGCCACCGAAGAATACAAAGCACTTGAACAGAAGATAGCTGAAAAGGAACAGGCTATGCACAAGGCTAATGATATTTCGGCAGTTAAGGCAGAATTAAAGGTACAGGAAACAGCTTTAAGGCAGCAGTTAGCAGAATGTGAAAGCCAGATTGCAAAGTCTGATACGGCAGCAGATGAACAGCGACTTGAAGAATTAAGGCAGATAAGGACTGATTCTGAACAGAATAAGACTAATGCCGAGAAAATTCTTGATTTACTTGATGAACTGGATAAGGCAAAGAATGAAGCCTTGACAGAAGCAGTAAACAGCCATTTTGGTTTGGTTAAGTGGCAGTTGTTTGAATATGCTAAGAACGGCAATTACAAGAGTTGTTGCATACCGACAGTTGACGGAAAGAGCATTTTAACAACTATGTCTAACAAGGGTAACAAGATTTTAGGCAGAGTTGATATTTGCAACTCTATTCAGAAGATTAGTGGCATATCAGTGCCTATTATCTTAGATGATTCTGAAAGCCTTAGTACGGATAATCAGAAGAAAGTTGCTGAAATGGTAGATAGTCAGTTGATTATGCTGATTGTGAATGATAGTGAGAAATTAAAGATTATGGAGGGGTAATATGAAACTCTATTTTTACAAATTGAATACAGACGAAAGATACGGAAAAGCAGGAATTACAGTACAGGTCTGCGAAGCAGAAGAGAAACCCAAGACATACAAGTCTGTTGATAGAGTTTTTCCAAGCTACTCAAGCACAGTAAGAAAAGATAAAGAAGGGCAGATATTGGATTTTGGTTGCTTATTCCTTACAGAACCTAATTTTGAGTATGCCAAGGAGATATTTAAGAAACAGGCAGAATCAAAGATTGCACAGACAAAAGGAATGCTTGAAAGAGAAGAAAAGAAATTGAAGATAATCGAAGAAAGCGAGGATTAATTATGGCAGAGAATACAGCAGTTGCGGAAAAGAAAGAAGCTGAAAGCAGAGAGCTTGTAGCAAAGGATTTTACAGAGGGAATGGTTGTTAAAATTAAGCAGAAAGAGAAATTTGGCTTGACATTCCCTAAAGATTACAACTATACAAACGAGCTTATGTCGGCAATGCTTATTTTACAGGACACACAGGATATGGATAAGAAGCCTGTATTACAGAGTTGCACGAGGGCAAGTATTGAAAACGCACTTATCGAAATGGTAACAGACGGATTATCAATAAGAAAGAAGCAGTGTTACCCAGTCGCTTATGCGGGAAAATTAAGCTGTCAGCCGTCTGTTTATGGTGCAACTTGTCTTGCTAGAAGATATGGACTTAAAGACATTAATGCATCAGTTATTTATAAAGGGGATGTATTCAAGTACCACAAAGAGGATGCAAAGACAATTATTGATTGCCACGAACAGAGCTTTGAGAATATCGACAATGACAAGATTGTTGGTGCTTATGCGGTAGCGATTATGGGAAATGGTGAGAAGATTGCAGAAGTTATGACTATGGCGCAGATAAAGACAGCTTGGAAACAGGGATATGGATATAAGGAGACCGGAAACGGAGTTCATCAGAAATTCGCAGACCAGATGGCTATGAAAACTGTTAAAAATAGACTTCTCAAAGCTATCAACAATACTCATAGCGGTTTTGGTAAAGAAGATGATTACGAGGAAATCAGCCACGATGAAATGCTCGAACAGGATGTTGCTTACGACATTGAACAGAACGCAAATAGCGTTGATTTTGAAGAAAGCGACATTATCGAGGGCACAGCCACAGAAGTAACCGAAGAGCAGGCAGAAGATAGCGCATTACCACCATTCATGCAGGCAGAATAGGAGATTGAGTATGAGAGTAATTTCACAGGACGGAACAATAGATGTTCCATATGAAAATTTTGTTTTTTCAATATTAAATAGTGGTGGTGGTTATGGAATTGTTGCAGTTAAAAATGTCGCAGAGCCACCGGAAGTGTTTATGAACAGCCTTATAGCGACTTATTCCACCGAAGCAAAGGCACTTAAGGCTATGGAAATGCTTAGAAAAGTATATGAAAACAATGTGTTTTATCATTGCACAGCCGGTTCAAAGCGTTTTGAAGAAGTACAGCGTATTTTGAGCGAGGAACAATTTCGGAAAGCTACAACAGAGTACTTTCAGTTCCCACAGGATGATGAAATCGAGGTGTGAGTATGTCAGTCGAAGAAATCCGTAAATGCGATAGATGTGGAAAGCCTTTTGAGTACAGTTTGTCTAAATGGGCTGGATATTTTAAATATGGTATCAAAAAAGAAAATCGACTGTGCTTTCATTCAATGTTTTATGGCAATCCAGATGGCTATTCATATGTAGATTATAGATACGACCTTTGTGCTGATTGTACAGAAAAATTATTATCGTTTTTGCAAAGTAGCAAGTAAAGGAGAAGATGTAAATGTACTTAAAATGCTTAGGCTCATCGTCAGCCGGAAATTGCTATCTGCTAACTTCCGACAGCAGAGAAACACTTATCCTTGATTGCGGGATACCGATTAAGGAGATTAAAAAAGGCTTAGATTGGAACGTAAGGGGGATTACGGGTGTGATTATAAGTCACACCCACCTCTAGACCATAGCAAGTCATTAAATGATTTTAAGCCTATGGGAATACCGATACTTGCCCCATACTTAGGCAATAGTTGTAAATCAATGAATATGGGCGAATTTACAGTAAAACCCTTTGATTTAACAACAATAGACGGAAATTGGACGCACACAAATGCAGACGGAACACCTTGTCCGATATTCGGCTTTCTGATTACTCACAAGGAAATGGGAAGAATGCTTTACATAACGGATTGTGAAGTTATTAAGTGGAAATTTAAAGACATAAACCACATTCTCTTAGGTGTGAATTATGACAAGGATTTAATCGACAGGGATAACACAGGCAAAGCTAATCACGTATTCAGAGGTCACTTATCCATTGACACCGCTTGTGATTTTGTCAAAGCTAACGATTCTGACAGCCTACAGAACGTCATAATGTGCCATTTATCAAGTGAAAATGCTGATAAGGACAGTTTCATTGAGAAGATGAAAAATGCTGTAAATGGGGCGAATGTGGATGTTGCAGCAGCAGGGAAAAGTTGGGATTTGAAAAATCCTAGCGAATGTCCGTTTTAGAAAGGAGATTATATATGGCTAAAAAGAAAGGAACAGGAGTAAGTCCTATTACCAACAGAATTTATTATGGAACGCAAGATACAGATAAACACATGTGGGTAGGGCAGAAAACAGATATAACAGATAGTGCAATAGCTTCTGTATTTGAATGGTTTATGGGGAATATGGCGGGCAAAGAAGAATATTCTATCACATATCCAGAGGCAGATTTTGAGTTAGTTATGAGAAGAAAGGAGCAGTAATGGAGAGATTAACAAAGACATATTCAGATGGAACGCACGGAGCTTCTGATAGCTTACCTTGTGGAGAAAACAGTTACGATTACAAGAATTTGCTGATAGAAAGATTAGGCAAATATGAGGATTTAGAGGAACATTGCAGACTTATCAAACTACCTTGCAAGGTGGGAGATGTAGTATATGCAATTGGATTTAATAATAATAAACCAATTATTTATGAATCGGTTGTATTAAGAATACTGATTACCGAAAAAGAAATTGTTTTTAATGTAAAAGTTGATGAATTTGGAATTAATTCGCAATTAAAACAATCTATGTTTGGCAAAACAGTATTTCTCACAAGGGAAGAAGCCGAAGCAAAACTGAAAGAATTAAGAGGCGAACAGAATGGAAAAATATAAATGTATTAAAGAATTTTATGTTCCAAAATATGACGAGAACGACAGCCCTACTGACGAATACATAACAATTCATAAAGGGAGCATATATGAGCATACGGATGGCTACATAGGCGAATCAGATATACAGTTGTACTTAGAAGATGGGAATGATGACTATGGTTATCTTGATATTACATATAAAAGACTGAATGAGTGTTTTGAAAGAATTGCATAAACTAAAAGAATTGGGAGGTAAAGAAAATGAATGATTTAATTAGCAAGTCAAGACTAAAGAATGAATTATTAAAAATCCCATCTGAAATGGGATTAATTAAAAAAGCATGGGTAATGCAGGCGATTAATAAGCAGAAAATACAGGATGGCAACAATAACTGTAACTGCCAGCACAACAGCAATTCGAGAGATAATGAGCCTTGTTGCAGATGCGATAGCAGACAGACCAATGCCGACAGAATAAGGAGTATGTCGAATGAAGAATTAGTAGAGTTTCTTATAACTTTCAAGAACACATTCGGCGAAGAATATGAGGGAGAAGCTAGTTGTATGGAATGGCTTCAATCAAAAACAGAATAGGAGAGAATATGGTTGAAATTCCATTATACAGAAGCGTACCAACAATGAGAAATTATGAAGATTATATTAGTGAAT